CCAATACTTCGAACAACCGAACAATTAGGGTCTAAAGATGGGTCGACACATATTTCTTTTATAAATTCATCTCTTGGTCCCAAATCCATAATTGTTGTTGGGTGTCTTAATGTACTGAATGTTGTTCCGTTACTTACTGTAGATTGAAAAGACGAACCATCCCACTTAGTTGACCTATAGTAAAATCTTTTAACAGGTTCACCAGAGGATTTTTCACTTACTTTATAATATAATAAATCGTCGCAATAATTTGTTCCTCTAACGTTCAAATCTAATGTTTCCTCATTATCCCATCTAACCCTTGCTTTAAAAGCAAACAGATAAAGAGAACCACCTAACCAATTTTCAATAAATGAATAATTTACAACACCTTCACAAAAAACTTTATTGATTAGTTTTCTTCTGGCATATTCTCTAATTAATTTAAAATTATATAACCAATTATTTGGAGATGCTGCTGGTATTATTGTATATGTCCCTTTTCTAAATTCAGAAAAACCACTTCTAGTACTACACGTCGAACAAGGATTACTATTCGTATTATATGATATTTGTCCAACAGGTAACAGACTTGTACACGATGTTCCGTTTTGAACCGTGACTAAAGCCGTATTGTTATAATCATCATTAATATTTGAGGCACAATACGTTTGTTTAACAAGTGTTTCATCGTATATTGTATTCTGCGTATCGCAACCTAAAGACAAATCACCGGTAGCACCAGATAAAGATTGTTGAGGTAGTTTAAGAGAAGAATCATATATTTCATAAGTGAATCCTGTCCATTGAAAATCACTTAAAGAAGAATTACCAACACTATCACCACTTATTGAACTATAACAACAAGAATTGGTTACTGACGATGGTCCAGAACAACCTATAGAATAATTCATACAACTTGATGTTGAAATATAAGATGTTAAATTACCATAAGACTCAATATCAGATATATCAACACGCAACACATACCACTTATTGTTTACCGGTGTTGGTATATCATAAACGCCATAGGAACATTCACCTATTGTTGCGTCACCAATAGATATTCTTACATTAGATAATGCAGTGTAACCGGAGGGTATTGAATAATAAAAGGCAACCATATAGGATAATCCTCTGGTTATTGTTCCCGCACTTTTTGTTACTGCATTTGTCCAATCAATTGAAAATGTCATAGTGCTAGGGTCGTCTAATATTGTTTCGATATATCCGCTACATGTTTTTATACTAGAGTGATAATATAAAACGTAATTATATACTGTTGAGCAAATACCATCAGTAAACGTAATACTTGATGAAGTATTTTGCGAAGAAGTTGGGTCGGTACAATCACACGTTCCGTTTGGGGTTTGTCCAGATGCACAAGCCGGTTGAGAAAAAGGTGTTACATATAAGTCACTAATGGACCATCGACCTTCAAAACAACTATTTGTTGGACACGGAGATGGATAATCATATTGTGGGGGTATTCCATTATTACCTAATCGATACACTAACCAACCAAAATTATTATTATCATATCCCTTATAACCAACTTGAGTTGCTGGTGAACCACAAGAAAATTGGTCAATTGTTAGTTCGGAATATGTATTTACCTCTAAAGTATTTAATCTATTAAGTTCATACGCATTTGCACTTCCATGTGGTAAATAACTTTTTAAAACAATAAAATACGTTTTACCGCTAATTGGTAAATTACTTGCAGTATATATAGTATCCAATGATTCACCAGTCGAATTACCGTTACAAGTTATTCCCGTAAAATTATAAGTGGGTAACGTTGAACCACTTGAAGACATAATGAACTCGTCAATTGTATTATCGGGGTCACATATTGGTGAATATGGAGAACCATTAATATTTAAAGTATCTCTAACCGCAACTCCTTCCCCGACTTTACAATATAGTTCATCAGGTCTTTCAGTTGGAATAAGTATTTGTTCACTTGAAAAATCTTCACAAGTTTCACACTCAGGATAAACAACAATTGATAAATTAACAGTACCAAATCGTTGTAATGGTTCAATAACTAATGAATCAAAAACTTCAAAAGGTCTCCAATCAATAAGGGTTACACCAAAAGCCCTAATATATATTCTAATACTATAAAGAAATTGAAACGGAACTATTAATACTTGTATTGCACCAATAAATGCTCCGTATATTATTCTTTCAAATATACTAATTACAGTTGCTAACAATATTGGAAAACTAAATCGTCTCCATCCATAATTAATTGGTGGTGTTACTATACTTGATTCACAGTCTTCTTCCTCTTTTGGTGATATGTCTTTTATACCAATATAGTTGTCTTTACCACCTTTAAAATGACTCCCCATATACGAACTTACCGTATATACTTTATTATATGTAAACCTGAAAAAATAATCTTCAGGATAATAGCTACCGTATGTTTGATTAAAAATCACAGAGTTTGTTGTAGAACCAGTTGGATAATCGTTCCAATCTAAAGAAAACGCATAGGAACCATCAACGTCAGAATTATATTCTCGTATATTTGGTAACAAATAACTACCTGTAAATCTAACTCTACCTAATGTATTGTTCTTACCTGAAATTCTAAATCTATAACACGCTGATGTTGGTATACCTTTATTTGGGTCATTTGTGATTTCTGTTTCACCAAATTCGTTTGTGTACTGATATTCCATGTTCATGGGTAATGGAATCACAAACGAACCGTCTTCGTCTACATCTTCTTCTATTTGATACGTCTCTAATATTGGTCTACCCAATGAATCTTTTGAAGAAGTAAATCTTATCATTTCAATCTCCGCGGCAAAAGTTGTTAAATCACACTTTCTACCCATAGCACTTCTTGGTCGACAATTTTTGTTTAAGGTGTTTTTACCTTGGTCTGAATATATTGAACCCAATAAATATGCTTTGGGTTCTACTTTTACCCCTTGACTTGATAAATCAAAATCTGTTCTTGTTATTCCAATTTCACATAAATCCTCATTTCCCCAAAAAGGAAAAACTTCAATTGTTTGATTAAAAGATACTATTTGAGGTAATGAATCTAAATCATCAGATGATTTATATGAATATGTATTTTTAAAACTATCAACACCTCTACCTTGTCTTATAAAATCATCGGGTCTTAATGAAAAACACCCAATATCAGATAAATCAACATCAACATGTATGATTTGTGTACCAACAGGCACACCCCATATCATAAAATCACCAGCATCATTTGTTTTTACGGTATACTTATAATATTTTTCATAAACTTCTAAAATCTCTTCTCTTGTTAAAATATCTAATTGGTCAGGAAAAGTACCAGTTGGTTCGTGTCCACCGTGTTGTTTTCTACTTGGAAGTAAGTTGTATCGATAACCGTTTTCATTTCTATCGGTTACAGATGTATATGGGTATAATGAGGATATTACCGGGTCGTTCACATCATCATCTGAAATGGGTATAAAAATAGAAACTCTAGCATTTGGTACACCAAAACCATTGTTTACGAATATTCTACCACATACAACCCCATAATCAGAACACATGGAAGTATACGCTTCTGTCTGTGTAAATTTTAAAGACAATATCTCTAAAAGGTCGAAATCATTTTTTAATTCAACGACAACCTTTTGGTCTCTCCCAATGTTTGTAGAAATTCTATGTTTTTGCATTTCTATATAAATAGAAAATAAACAATTTTCTAATTAAAATAAATCCAATTTAAAACGTAGTTGTTCCTAATGTTTTAACTCTGACTTTAATATCTTTTTCGGGAAATCTAATTTGATATATTTGATTGGATTTCATGTAAATTGTCATGTCTGATTGTGCAATTTCTTTTGTGGATTCATTAACATAAGATTGTGCAACTTCTGATGATGAATATTCTCCACCTATGTTATTAAAAACTCTAATATCAACAGCATTTACTACACCCGTAACATCACCAATCATTCTAGATAAATCACCAACTAAAAGAGGGTCACCCATTTTTCTTTTATCTATTGAGAAATATTCAACAACATCTTGAATCACCGTTCTAACTATTTCTGTTTGATTACCGTTTTTATCTATTACAATATCTAACTCCAATGAAAAATCAACAACTTCTCCACTTTCGATTTCTAAAAAATCATTTACCATTCTATATTCTGACAAATAATTTATAATATTATTTTTTAAGGTTGTTGAAACGGTATCAATTAAATTACCATTTTCATCATATGATAGTAATTTGATTTTTATTTTATTATCTTCTTCCATTACATTAACTTTTGCAGGTGCACCATATAATGCTGGCATTGTTTCAATCATTGATTTATAATCATTTAATGTAACCGCCCTGTTTTGTGCCGCAAAATTATAAGATATCATGTTTCTAATTTCTTCAATTGTCGGTTGGTCCGCACCACCAATTGCTGGTGTTACGTTTGTTACCGTCAATGAATTTTGAACTTGAGTGTTTATATTTGAATTTGGTCCGTTAATAACAAAATCAATATCATCGGTACTTGTAATAATATTAATCCCTAAATTACTATCTCTACCACCCCCAATTCTATATTTTACAAATAAAGTCGTATTCGATTTAGGTAAAGCACCTAAAGATGTGTTATTTAGATATACTCCCAAATTAACTTTTAAATTACCCGTATTATAATCATCCAAATTATCCATTGGATTTACATTACCCGAACCAAACGTTATTGAGAAATAATTTTCGGGGGTGTATTCTGTTATAAATTTATTTGAAACCGATAGATATGTACCAGAAATAAAGTTATCCGAATCTGATGATGATGTTGGGTCAGGTATAAAAACTTTATCTTGCATTAAAGTTTTTACTTCGTACCACTTATTTGTCGAAGATAAAAATTCTGAATCAGTGGGGTTACTAGCAAAAGATGTACCTTCTTTGTGTATAATTGAAGAAACACCCAAAATGTTTTGTTCAGGTAAAAATATTTTTAAAAATGGTTTTTGGTCTAATTCAGTTATTACTCGTCTATATATTCTTGTAACACCATTGATAACAGCTTCTCTTTTTACAATAGAATACGATATTAGTCTATTGTTTCCATCAAAATTTGGTATTTTTAACCTGTTTGGTTCTCCTCTACTATTAAATGGATTTGAAAAATCAATATCATCTACCGTTTCAAAAACTTGACCACCACCTGAAACTTGTGCACCTGTTTTGATTGTACCCAAATATCTTGTATCTTCTTTGTCTCCTCTTACCGGTACTTGTATTGTAAAATCACACAAAGCAACAGATGGTCTATTTCCCGGTATTTTTAATCCATAAGTTTTAGCAATATGATACAAAGATTGTCTTTGTTGTGCAAAATCTAAAATTGTTTCTTGCCAAACCCTATCAATGTGAAAATGTAAATTGTCGGCAACCGCAGCATTCAAATCTAACAGTACTGAAAAAATAGATGCGTCGTTTGTATTTTTAATTAAATCGGGATAATATTCTCTAGTTAAATTAACTAATTCTTGTCTTAGACCGGCAAAATCTCTAACAGCGTATGATATTTTTTTACTCATATTAAATGTTTATAATTATAAAATCAGAAGAAACAAATGGTTCATTATTAATATCATAATCTACCCTAACTTTAGCCGTGTATGGTTTAGTTGAATAGTCTGAAACTCTAAATAATCTCGAGTCTTCATCTTCTTGTGGACTAGCGGGTTCTTCTTCGTCTTGGTCTGCAGCAGTTACTCTTATGGATTTTATTTCTAAATTAGGAATGAATGTTCTTACCGATGTTCTTATTTCATCTTCTATTTGTCCCCACGTAACCGCATCGTTTGGTTCAAAAATAAATTCAAATAACCTAGTACCAAAATCAGGTAAATAATATCTACTACCTTTTCTTGTTAACAAAAGGTGTATCAAATTTGCACGAATTTCTCTTTCAGGTGTTTCTGTCATTATTAAAAAATCACCTTTAAGACTTTGTCTAAATGGAAAATCTATACCATATGTTCCCGCCATGTTTATAAATATAGTAAAACAATAAATCTAAGTTTACATTTTCATTAATATGTTCATTAGTGTTTTTATTTTATTCCTTTCTTCCATTATATCAACATTTTTGTGAATAAATTTTGAACCTAAATCTGTTTTTAATGAAGGTTTATAAACAGCATCGGGATGTAAACTTTTCATCTTTTTTATCAACATTGAACCAAAACCTTCCCTTCTTCTATTCGGTCTAACTATAATATCACTAACTGTTATTTCATTATTGTAAACCGTGTATGCAACATAACCTATAATAGTTTCAGATTCAAATCCAATTGGGTTTTCGTCATCATCTTCGTAAATACCCAGTTCGTAGTTATCTTGTCCATCATAATGGTCAACGTGTTCGTGGTTAAAAATAATCTTTTTCATATATTATAAATATAAAAAAATCCCATCGAGTATTCGATGGGATTGTATATCGTTTAGTTTTCACCCCCTGTATGACCAAACGATTAGATGTTCAAGGTCAACCTTGACTATTAAGGGAGTCACCCAAAATTGTTGTTATGAACCACATCCTTCACATTCAAATGGCGAATCATTTGGTTTAATTGATAAAACCATTTCCTCAACATAATTACTTGTTAAGTTTGATTCTTTAACATTACTTATTTGATTTTCAACATTTGGTTTAGAAGTTGTTACATCAATACCCAACCCTTTAATTGGGTCAACAGCCGCCTTAGTTCTAAGATAGTACATTCCGGTTTTTAAACCAAGTTTCCACCCGTATAAATGAGCAGCCATAACTTTTGTTTTATTTGCGTTATCAATAAATAAATTTAATGACTGAGATTGGTCGATATAAATTGACCTATTTGCCGCCATTGTTAGAATTCTTTTTTGTGACATTTCCCAAACTGTCTTATAAATTTCTTTTACATCAACAGGTATCTCGGGTATGTTTTGAACCGAACCGTTTTCCATTATTAATTTTTTCTTTATTTCATCAGACCACAAACCTCTTTCCAACAATTCATTAACCAAATGTTTGTTGATTACAATGAACTCCCCACCTAGTGTTCTTCTTGAATAAAGATTGGATGTGAATGGTTCGAATGCCTCGTTATTACCTAAAATTTGAGCGGTAGATGCTGTTGGCATAGGTGCAACTAATAAAGAGTTTCTTATACCATATTTGACAACATCTTTTCTTAGCGATTTCCAATCCCATCTTCCACTTGTGTCCTTGTCTGTTTTACCCCATAACTCGTATTGAAATTGACCCTTAGATAAGGGAGAACCATCAAATGAAGAGTATGCCCCATTTTCAATAGCCAAGTCTTTAGATGATGTGAGAGCCGCGAAATAAATTGTTTCAAATATTTCTACTTGTAATTTGTCTGCATCCTCACTTTCAAAAGGTAATTTTAACATACAAAATACATCTGCCAATCCTTGAACACCTAAACCAACTGGTCTATGTTTCATGTTTGAAAGTTTTGTTTCCTCAGTAGGATAAAAATTTAAATCAATAACGTTGTTTAAGTTTTTTACAACTTGATACACATATTCATATAGTAAATCGTGATTAAATTCTTTGTTGACTATGTATTTTGGTAAAGCAATTGATGCTAAATTACAAACCGCTTGTTCTTCTGAAGAAGAAAATTCTAGAATTTCAGTGCAATTAAATGTTTTTAATCCTTGTGAAATAAAAATATGTTCATCATTATAAATTGTTGGACAATAAACATCTTCTTTACCCACATATTCTATGGATTTTACTTTATATCCCTTTTTCGTATTATCCCGAAATTCACGATTATCAATGATTATGTTTTTTCTATCAAGAAACCCTATTTTTTCATTTATTTTTTGTGAGTCATTTTTATTACCAACAATTAATCTATAACAATCTTTTGTTTTGTATAGTGAATATCCACCTTTACCATTTGGTAATGACCGTTGACCTCCATTTCTTAACAATCTAATAGATGTTTGAAGACCTAAATTTTGAAAAATTAATTGAAGCTCTTTTAAAAAATCAATATTTATGTCGGCATAACTTATTTGTGTTGGCTCCCCTTTTGATTTATTTTTATTAGCTGTTCCATCAGCAAATAATAAACCCCGCAAATAAGACCATTGCGTTTCTTCATTTGAAGACCAAATCCATTCGGGTACATATCCCTTTTCAAAGAGTAATTCTTTTTTAAAAAATTCACTAGATAATCTTTTTTTCTTTACTTTAGAAAATGAAACAACACAATCTATAAATTTACCACCTTTAGTTGAATATCTAGGTTTATACTCGTATTTTGAATATAATTTTTGAATTTTGTTTTCAATCTCTTCAACTAAATCAAAATCATTTTCCCATAAATCAAATAAAATTGATGATTTGTTTTGTGTACCATCTGATTGATATAAACCCAATAAAAAGGCCTCATCTACCATTTCTTTTGAACCAAACAATCCTTTATTAGTTTGTACTGCTATTTTATCACCTATTTTTAAATCCTTACATTCAATACGTGTTATATTATTTCTTGAGTCAATTACAGGTATTCCATGATATGGTGTTACTTTATGTTCCATACCATTTTCTAATGTTATTTTATAAACATCTTCATTTTCACCTCGTTTAATCATTTTGGATGATTTGACAATTTCAGAACCATTAAAAAGTTCTAATTCCACATCCATTTCACACAATTCTTTGGCTGTTAAGTAACCCTTTGTTGTCACCACTCTTTGGTCACCTGTTATACACAAATTAGATGATTTTATTGTACCTAAATTCTTTTGGTTTGATTTGTAATTAGCAGCATCCTTATATAACATATAAGGAACACCTGTTTCAATTTGAGCAGTTAAAATAGCGTCCATTAATTTTCTGGCCTTTACAACTTTTCTAGCCCTACCCTCCTTTTCGTATCTTTCATATAACTCAGTAAAATCTTGTGTAAATTTGTATGGGTCATCATATACGTCAGATAATCCAGGTGCCTCATCTGGTGAAAATAATGACCATTCTAAATCTTGTTCTACTCTTTTCATAAATAAGTCAGGGACCCACATTGCTAAAAATAAATCTCTAGCCCTTAATTCTTCTTTTCCATGATTTTTTCTTAATTCAATAAACTCAAATACATCTGAGTGCCATGGTTCAAGATAAACAGCGAATGAACCGCGGCGGCGACCCCCTTGGTTAATCCAACGAGCAACTTCATTGTATGTTTTCATCATTGGTAACAAACCATCTGATTCTCCACCAGTACCTTTGATATATGCACCTTTACCTCTTACATCATGAACATGTAAACCAATACCACCGGCCCATTTAGATATCTTCGCGACATCTTTTATTGTGTCAAATAAACCATCAATATCATCACCTTTATTACCAATCAAGAAACAGGACGACATTTGTGGTCTGTGTGTTCCTGCGTTAAATAAAGTAGGTGTTGCGTGTGTATAATAATGTTGTGATAAATCATCATAAATTCTTAAAGCGGTCTCTATGTCATTATTACAAATACCAACAGCAACTCTCATGTACATGTATTGTGGTCTTTCAACAATACGATTACCAATCTTTAATAGATATGAACGTTCTAATGTTTTAAACCCAAAATAATCAAAATCAAAATCTCTTTCTTGAATAATCGCACCATCTAAAACATCCTTATATTGTTGAACAAAATTATAGGTTTCATTTGAAATTAATGAAGATTCCTTATTTGTTTTCGGTTCAACAAATAAATGCAATTCCTTGATTGAATGTGAGAATTTTTTTGGTGTGGTTTTATGTAAATTAGATACCGCCAATCTACCAGCTAATTTTGCGTAATCTGAGTGAGAGGTGACAAGAGATGCCGCAGTTTCCGCTGCTAAAACATCTAACTCTGTTGTTGATATACCGTCATAAATACCTTGTGTCACTTTAAGGGTTATCAATGTCGGGTCAACATATTCAAGATTTAAATCATCGCAAAAATTTTGAATTCTTCTTGTAATTTTGTCATATCTCATTTCTTCCAATGAGCCATCTCTTTTTTTAACTTTCATATCTTTAAATTTTAAAAATCAACATCATCAAATGAACCACTCATATCCTCAATAGATGTAACAGTATTCACACCCGCTTTTTGGTATTCAGCAACTCTTTTTTCAAAGAAATTAGTTTTACCTTGAAGTGCGATATTTTGCATAAAATCAAAAGGGTTCTCAACATTATATACTTTAGAACAATTTAAAGAAACTAATAGTCTATCTGTAACAAATTCCAAATATTGAGACATTAGGTCAGAATTCATCCCAATTAATCTAACAGGTAATGCCTCAAGAATAAATTCTTTTTCTACTTCTAAAGCACCACATATGATTTCTTTTATTTTCTTTTCAGACAATTTATTTTGAATATGTTGATTGTATAGATGACAAGCAAAGTCACAGTGCATACCTTCGTCTCTTGAGATTAATTCATTTGAGAAAGTTAGACCGGGCATTAATCCACGTTTTTTCAACCAAAAAATTGAACAAAATGAACCCGAAAAGAAGATACCTTCAACAGCGGCAAAAGCAATTAATCTTTCAACAAACGAATCGGAGTTAATCCACTTTATTGCCCATTCCGCTTTCTTTTTAATTGCCGGAATAGTTTCAATCGCATTGAATAATTTATTTTGTTCCTGTTTGTCTTTAATATAAGTGTCAATTAACAACGAATAGGTTTCACTATGAATATTTTCCATCATAATTTGAAAACCATAAAACATTTTCGCTTCAGTGTATTGAACTTCATTAACAAAATTCATCGCTAAATTTTCATTAACAATACCATCAGATGCAGCAAAAAACGCCAAAACATGTTTTACGAAATGTTGTTCATCTTCGTTTAATTTATTTTCCCAATCATAGATATCATCCTTTAAATCTATTTCTTCCGCGGTCCAAAAACAAGCCTGTTGTTGTTTATAAAGCCTCCAAATGTCATGATATTCAATTGGAAAAAGGACAAAGCGACCCGGATTTTCTTGTAAAATCTTTTCTTTCATAATTATAATTTTTTTTTTAATTTGTGTTCAACATTTGATTTCTACGGATAAAAGCTTCTTTTGCTCTCGTAGCGTTGTCTTTTTGTTTCTCCTCTTTGTGTCCGAGAAGAGTTGTTTGAGATTCGGTATCAATAATCAAATATTCATTATCAAATTTACAGTTTTGCCATATAATACCGTCCTTACCTATTCTTGATTTAAGAAGGGTCATAGTTGCCATTTTGTGGTCTTTTTGTTCAATAGTTTTACCTATCGATAGAATCACGTGAGCAATTTGAGCTTTTTTAATTGAACCACCCATTTGGTCACTATTAACCACTTCTGATGAAATAGATTCCCTATTACCTTGAGTAGCGGTCCATATTACTAAATTAAATTCATTTGTCATAGATTCTAAACTTCTCATTACGGAACCCTCACCTTTCCATTCATCCCCATATTGTGATTTTTCTGGTGATATACAATCAACGTAATCAATTATCAATAAGTCTATTTTTTTTCCTTCAGATAATCTTTTTCTAATTCTTGTTTTTATTTCAGAAATGGTAACAGAATCACTTGGTAATTTTAACAAATCAAGACTCCCCTTACTGTTTGTACTTTTTTCTAAAACAGCATTTTTTACTAATTCTTTATTATCTGGTTGTTCATCTGGTGAAACACCCGACCATATGGTATAATGTTTACGTTTAATAACATCTGTACTATCCTCAAAAAATACTTGAAGCACATTGAAACCGTAGTTATATGCCGTGTTAGCAAATAAAGTTAATAATGTCGATTTCCCTGTACCTGTTGGTGCTAATACTACACCTAATTCACCTATACCTAAACCACCTTTAAGTACACTGTCTAAACCACTGATACCAGTTGGTATGGGGCACCTATTATCCTTTTCTAACGCTTGGTCAATGTTTTGAAAAACATCGACGGTCTCATCGGGCGGTAGACCAACTCTAAGTGCTTTCTGTATTATCCCCTCAATTTTATGATATTCTTGAAATGCCCCGTTTTCAATAATAGTATTGACATGTTTAATCTCTTTTTTGAGATTTTGTTGTTTACAAAAATTTAACGCCTCTTCTTGGACCATAGGGTCCTCTTTGGTGTTATCCATTAAATCTTGTATTGTATCAAGATGGACTCTAGCAGATTCTTGAGAACCATACTCCATCACAATTGTCTGTGATAAACTCTGATAATCAGGAATTTTATTATATTTTTGATAATACTCTTTAATGTGTTGGGTAATGTATTTAAATGATTGATTGTCAAAGTATTTGCTTTCAATTACATCAATAATTTGTTCTCCATATTTTTTGTTTTCGATAATTGCTTTTAAAAGTGTTTGTTGAAATGATGCTCCTAGAAATCCAAAATTTTTTTCTGACATGTTTTTTTATTTTTTATAATTCATAATTTAAATACGTTGTTTCCAAATCTTTAGAAGACAATACGTTTGTTAGTTCTGATAAATATCTTTTAAGATATGGACGAATATCTACAGTATACCTTACCTTCGGGTGATAATAGTTAGCCGGAAACATACTTCTGATAAATACTTCATCACCTAACTTAATTTCCAAAACAAAGTACTCTTGAGTACTGTCTAATTTAGTTTCGGAGTCATCCGAATCGTAAAAAAATTCCATGTTATCGTATAGATAATCCATAGTTTTTATTTTTAAATCTTCACCAATTTCATCGCAAATATTTTTTACAATGTAGTATAAATCCATAGAATGGCGAATCTGTGGATTGTACTCTCTTACGTTGAAAAACCTTTGACATACGATATTGTTTTCAAGTGTAAGTAGAAATTCGAATTTTAATAGTTCTTGATTATTCATTTGTTTTGATTTTAATTGTTTTTTTATTTTTTTCTTTTCTTGTTAATCTTAAAAATGGGTTTAAAAATTTTATCCATGCATCATCCGATTTTGGTAGTAGTAAAAATAATCCATCCTCAATCATCATCTTCATTGTGTTTTTATATGAACGACCCTCTGAATCCATATAATCATCTACTAATAAAGATATTGATTCTTTAGCATCTTCGGTTAAAAATGGGGAATCAAGACTAACTATTTTTTCATTAACTTGAAAAAACTCCTCTCCCAAAACACCGTATTTAGTAACACCAGTTATAAAATTAGTTATTGACTTGTTATGTTTATCATTTTCAAACAAATCATTAAATTTATTTCTTATATATTCTAATGTTAATTGCCTTTCTTTTAATTCAGGAACAGCATTTACCAATTTTGTGATTCCTAAACTTTTTATTCCCGCGATATTATCGGATTTATCACCACATATCATTTTAACAAATTTAACATTTTCAATCAAAATTTCTTCTTGTTCGTATGTAAACATATCATTTTGTTGATAAAATTTACTATACGATGGATTATATATTCTTGTTTTTTCAGAAACTAATTGAGTAAGGTCACCATCCCCTGAAAA